CATCTAAAGTATTTCCAGAGCCACCACCAAATACAGTAGTTGATCCATCACCTTGAAATCTATCAACAGTTAAAGTTTTTTGTAAAGATGCATCTGAAAGATTATACCAAGCAGATCCATTATATACTTGATATGACGAAGTTGTTGTATTGTAAATTAATTGTCCATTAACACCAGAAGGTCTTTGAGCAGTAGTTACATTTGGAATTGTAACTCCAAAAGCATTGTCGCCTATTATTGGGTTTTTTACAAATCTACCCATGGCTATTATAATCCTATAGTTGAGATTGTTACAATTACCTGTCCAGATGAGTCAACATTCTGAACATAAATCTTATCACCGTTACCAAGAATCATTTTTTCTGTATCAATAATGTAACTATCAGTTGCTTTAATTGTTAATGTATTGTAAATTTTGTTTGCTTCAGTTGGAGCTGTTGTTGATCCATCTTCTGGCAACAAATATATGTTTATCGTAGCATCTGAACTAGTGATGTTACACATATGTATTGATGTAACCGCAGTATCGGCAGTAGCCTCAAATATATGATCTCCTGCAGTTATTGTTGTTGGTGCTTCTCTTTGTCTAATTGCCATATTTTATCCTAATGCTATCGCTAAAGCCGTAGCCTTACTCTTACTTATCAGTTCTCCCGCCGTACCTGAATTCACTGCTGAGTTAATAAAAAACAGTCCAGTACCACCTCCACTAACTGCTTTATTGTAAATTTTAGTTACTGATGTTGCTGTTGGGTCTGAAGCCGCGGCTGACCATGTTAATGTGTCATTTATTACCACATCTCCAGTACCATTTGCTCTTAAAATTAAGTTACCATTAGAAGATCCTTGGTCAATAGAATTAATATTTGTTAAATTTTGTCCTAAACTTATCGTTACTGTATCTGGTTCACTAGCTACTGTACTAATTCCATTAGTTCCTGCAAATTTTAAGTCGTTTCCACTACCAACTGTAACTTGAGTTGAATCATCACCTGTGACTCTTAATACAAAGCTACCACTAACTTGGCTATCTACATAGGCTTTTGTAGCGGCGTGATCTGATTGTGCCGGGTCTGCTATTGCTAAATTACCTAAAGTCATATTAGTAATTGCTGTAACTGATGGAGCATTTGTTGTAGTACCTAATTGGAATTCGTCATCTCCTGCGTCCCAATATAATAATCCAGCATTTGAAGATCCTCTATTAAAAAATAATCCTGAATCTTCTGTATCTGAAGTAGAGTTGTTTCTGTTTACTTCTATAAATTGATCTTCTACTGATAATGTTGCTGTGTTTAATTCTGTTCTTGTTCCGTCAACTACTAAATCACCTTGAACTCTTGTTGTTTTTGTGTCCAAAAACACGGTATTTGAGCCACTCGCACCTGTGCCCGTTTTAATTGTATAATCACCTGATGTACGTAAAGTCTTTGCCATTTGTTATTATTTATATAAACAAAGGGGGAGCGTTGAACTCCCCCTAAATCCTTATAAGCACGTGTTTCTAGATTATCTTACGTCGATAGATCCTGCACCCGAACCTGCTTTAGCTTCGTCAGTACCTTCAGCACCTAATGTATAAGTGCAAGTACCTGCCGCTCCCGCCGCCGTTACATAGTGAATAGTTGCGTTATAGAACTTCTCTACGTATGCAACAGTTGAGTCGTTCAATATAACTTGAACGCAAAACTGGTTAGATGTATTGGCTAAAGACGCCGGCGCTACTGCTTTTAATTCATAAACTGCTTCAGATGAATCGTCTAATTGGATCTTAAATAATTTAGATCCTCTTTGCGATACAACGTATGCTGTTGTTGAGTTAACTAAAGATCCGCCTGATGGTCTATATGCCGTTACAGCAATATTACCTGCCAAGCTAGATTGGTGCTCAGTACCTTGGTGGTACCCTGTGCCCGACATTCTAGACTTTTTGATTGGTCTTCCCATTTTGTTTTCTCCTTGTTCAGAGCCTAATGTGAGTTCTACTCACTACGCGGTTTATTCCGCATAAGTCTCTACTTTGTGTAGAGCTCTGTTTGAACTACTCTTATTTATCATTTTTTAAAATATTAAAGGGCAGTGCAAATTTTTTAAGGAATTCACACCGCCCTAGGCTTAACGTATTTCTAGATTATTATATTATTTTCTGTTGTAGATATGATATAAAATCCATACTGCAACTAATCCGATCAAACCTTGATCAGAAAATCCTTGCAATACATTCTGAACGTTCCCAATGACAGAAACGTTTGGCCAGAATGGAATACCGTGACCATTAAAAAGGATTTCTAAAACTATACCCAATGCAATAAGAGAAACTCCTACATCGGCTAAATTTTTTGCCCATCCTTTTATTTTTACCATGATATCCATATCGGATCTCCTTTGTTAAAAGATTCTTTCGAATCTAGAATTATTTAGAAGTCTACAAAGTTCGTAATACTACATTATTTTTTGTGTGGACCGTATGAAGGTGAAAAAAAAGTTATCTACGTCTTTAATTTAGTGATATTTTTGCCATTCCGTCAGCCATTCTTCAAGTTGAACACCGGTCAGTGGCACCGGAGTTAACCATTCCTGTTCGCCTGGCGTCTTGTGAATCTTACCACTTTCGGCACGGAATTCTTTGGGTTCTTCAATATGTCGGCCTATTAAGTATCTTCTTGTGCCTTTACCATAGGGTTTAATTTCAGTGTGTATCACAATTAGCCCTAGATCATCAATCCATTTTAACATTCTTTCGCGGTGGTTCATACTAGTAGTTATTAAAATAAATATTTTTATGTTAGGAAAAAATTTCGTCGATCGATGTTTACAATCAGAAATAATAAGTGATCCGTGGAATCATACAATCACAAAAAATCACATAGATCAAGCTGAATTTGATAATCTTAGATCGCAGTGTGAAAAATTATTAGATATTAAAACGAAAGATATGCCTACATACAAAGGACAAACAGAAAATCAAATTAAACCAAAACATTTTAAAGATTTTGGGATTGATTGGTATGATCAGATATTAGAAATTTCTACAAAAATTTATGAAAATCGTAAAGAGTTAACTAATCATTTTCCAATGCACCGGTGGTATGATGATTTATGTATTACAGCCTACATTGGAGTACAGCCACCTAAGCCTTATAAACACGAAATACATGACGAGACAGCATCAAAGATTTGGTCAAGTGTTACATACGTTACTCCAGATAATAATTGTGGTACAATGATGTATACTGAAGGCCATCAAGACTATCTAGTAAAAGAAGCACCTTGGAAACCAAATAATTCAATGATTTTTTGTGGTGTGGAAAAAAAGACTTGGCACAGTTATGAAAGTACAGAACATTCAAATAGAATCACACTTAACCTTTTTATTAAACAAGAATCAGGCGTTAAGGACGCTTTTTATCCATAATGGCATATCATTTTCCTATACCTACTCAACTTGCTTTTGAACCAATACAATTATGTAACGCCGCTTGTTTTATGTGTCCATATACATGGCTGAGTAAGGATAAAGAATACAGAGGAGCAAGGATGTCCAGAGAACAAATAAAAACATTAATAGAAGAGTATGCTGGATTGTGTAAGAAATACAATGCCAAGCCATGGAGCACTAGTATTACACCGTGGAGGTATTCTGACCCTTTAGTATGTCCAGACTTGGAATATATTTTTGAGTTAGCAGACAAGCACAAATTTAAGGTTGAGATGACAACAAATGGTGTTTCTTTCACGGAGAGAAACTGCAAAATCATACAAAAATACCTTCATACAATTGACCAAATAATAATTTCGATTATAGGATTCAGTGAAAAAGAAATTAAAGAATTTATGGGTGTGAGTTGGAAAGTTACTGAAGCAAGATTAATAAAAGTTAAACAAAATTATCCAGAGATTAGTAGTAAAATGAAAATAACAGTCAAACATAAAAATCAAAATGTAGGTAAACATCATAGACAACAGATAGGTAGGAAAATACAAGAAGTTACTTTAGGAACAGTAAGAGTTAAAAACCATTGGATGACTAACAGGATGGGAGTTGGAGATGGCAAATGGCAACCACATTTTGATTTCAAAGTAAATGAAGACAGTTTTGTACAGGGTTGTTCAATGGTTGTTGGAAAGATTCTTAGGAAAATGGAGATACTAGTTGATGGTACTGCTGTTTTATGTTGTGATGATGCTGAAAAATTAACAAATTATGGAAATGTATTTGAAATAGGTATAGAAAAAGTATGGCAAAACTTAAGAAAAGAACATAATTTAATCTATAGTAAACAATATTCTAAAGCAAAACAGAACTTAATTTGTAATAATTGTAGTAGGGCAAAAGGTAATTGGACAAAGCAGGATCAGGTGGCGCAAGACATTAAACAGAAACAAACTTCAGAAGATACTGGCATTCAATTGGAATCTGTTATGCACTAACAGAACTCTTTATAAAGAAGATAATCATACTTGTTATAACTTGTGTGCCATTTTTTAAATTCTTTTGTTAATTTACTATAATCAATTATTTTTTTATAATCTTTGTTACCTTGATTAATATTAATTGTTGGCTTAATGTCAACTTTTAATATTTTTGCGATATCTTTCCATGATTGTTCAAATTTATCGGCATTAAAAACTTTTAAAAAATTATTTCTTAATGCATTTTGTACTTGTTTATATTTTTCTTCAATTGATATGTTAGCAGTTTGTTTTAGATAGTTTGAATACAACCAAAGTACCATAAAATTGCCATGCATTTTATTACAACTTTCTTCAAATGTGTCTGCTATGTTCTCTTTTTTATTAAAATCATAATTGAAGTGTGACATATCTCTATCTAAAGGGTTTCTTAATAACGTATAATGTTTACCAATTGTGTTTACACTTATGTTATGTCCTATAGCATATGAAAATTTGTCAATTTGTCCAATAGATACTCTGTGATTTAGTCTTGCCTTTAATGAACTACCTGCAGTTTTTGGTATATGATGGAAACAATATCGCATAGTCATATTTAAAACCTGAAAAAATGGCCAAAGAAAAAGGCGACATAAAGCCGCCTTTCTCTAAGATTCAAAATAATCTATAAAAAGATTATTTAAATTTTAAGTTAGCTGAAGTGATCGCTACTAATCCAACGTAGTCTGCCGCATTACCAAGTGAACTTGCAGTGTTTGTTAACTCTACATATCCATATCTTGTTAAGAAGCCAACTACTGGTTCGAAAGTAGACGGATCTAATACAACGCCACTTGACATTAAAGGAATGTAAGGACAATAGAACGCTGGTGCGTCTGCCTCACTTGCTCCTTTATATCCCACTAGTACTGAAGTGGCATCAACTGCGTAAGCGTCAACGTATACTCTCATAGAAGCATTTAACGTACCAACAAATTTTGTGTTAGTAGGTGCTTCGAAAGTACCTTCAGTTGATCTTGCAAAAGCTGATGTTGTAGCTGATTGTAGAACAGTTAAAGCTGTTGGAGATACTACTGCGTAGTTTCCAGCGCCTCTTCTTGTTCTAGTTGCAATTAAGTTAGCCACTCTGTTGATTAACACAGCCAAAGCCGCGTGTTCGTCACCAACGAATGTTGCCGTACCTGAAACAGCTGATTGGTCAAAAGTTTCAGCGGCTGTACCAGCCAATGTTCTTAGTGAGCCAATGATTTCTTGGTCGATTTCAGCCGTAATTTCTTGAGCCAAAGCCGCCATGATTTCTGCTTCTACGTCAATACCTTGTTGTGCTTGAGCATCTTGAGCCGCTTCAAAAGTCCATCTAGCTGATAATTTTCTAGATTTCGCTTCAACCGGTTGTTTCAAGATCTGGATTGATAGTCTGTTTCCTGCAGTACCTTCTTTCGCCGCTGTTGCTGACGCTTTAGGTGTTGCTTCTGTTTCATTACCAGAATAAGCTCTTGCTATTTTGAACGGAGATAATGCTTCTTCACCAGACGTTACGTTTGTCTTAGTATCAGCATATCTTATTCTCAAGGTGTGAATCTGTCCAACAGGACCAGTCATCGGCTGTACACCAACGATTTCGTTAGCTATAACAGTCGGCATAACCCGTCTAATTACTGGAAGAATCACTCTGTTTAGAGTAGCAACGTTACCGGCAGATGTAGCACCTGCAGTAGCCGCCTCAGAAAGATATCTTTTAGTGTTTTCTAAAACAACATCCATCGTCTTTTTCTTATTGCCTTCTAAACCTTCAGTTAGGGCTTTTTTAGTTTCACCCCATTTAGATTCAAATATTTCTGACATTTGATCTTTTCTCCTTTAGTTTATATTTAAATACCCGCTAATTTACGAATATTTGTTAGTTCAGCATCTTCTCTCTCGCCTCTGTCTCCAGCCGCTTCTGTTATTACTTTATTAGTTTTAACAGTTGCAAGTGGTTTGTCAGACATCACGTGAGGTAGATACTTGTCGAATGAAGTTTGTAAACTTGCTGTTTGAACTGATTCTAACAACTGTTTCATTACTTCACCCTTTTCTTTGCTCAATGGTTTGAGCAACTCAGCCATCTTTTCCTTGCGTTCCATCAAGTCCGCTTGTCTTTTAGACTCAGCATTCTTCGACTCAATCACCGCTTGTTTCTCATTGACAGCCTTCTCAGCGTCTTTTAATTTGAGAGTAGTTTCGTCAACTACTTTCATTAGCTTCGCAGTCTCAGATTTCTCATTTAAGTATGAGTTCTGATACTCAGAAGCAAACGCTTCGAATATTTTCTTACCAAAGTTGATTTCTCTTGCTTTAGAAATATCTTCTTTTAATTGTTTCATTTCTTCAGCAATTTTCTTAGTTACTGCTTCTTGTACAACTTTAGCAGATTTCTTAATGAAAGTTTCTTTTAGTTTAGCCATTTGTTTTTTAGCTTCTGCAACTAATTTCACTTTCGTTTCCACAACGCCTTTTTTGTCTTCATGGAATTCTTTAATTTCTTTAGCAAGTGCGTTTACAACGAACTCTTCTAATTTACTAAAGTTTTCATGAACACCTTTTCTGTCGCCGTGTAGTTCTTTTAACTCTTCAGCCAATTTCTTCATTATAAATTCTTGAAGTTTCGCTGAATGTTTGCCTACGTTTTCTTTGTAGGATATTTTTTCCTGTGCTAGTGCTTTTCTATCTTCGATAAATTTGCTAATTTCTTCAGATAACTTTTCAGTCATCATTTTATCGATTGCTTCGATCATGTTTCCTTTGTCATGCTCGTATCTTTTAGCAAATTCTTCTCTTAACTCAGCACCTACAGTTTCTTTGTTTTCTTTAACTTTTGAATCCCAAGCTTCTTGGATGCTTTTTTGCACATCTTCCGAAATTGCTCCTGATTCAGCTAGTTTTGATATATCAAACATTATTTTAGGTCCTTTATTATGTTAGTTAATACCTCATTTAGGTATTTTTGTGCTCTTGCGTCATTTCTAACTTCAGCGGCCAGACCCTTCGCCTTTAATCCACCTTTTGTATTCAAAAGATGTTCATATATTGGCGTAGGGTAAGCACCCGGTGCCGAAGGTTGGGCCACAACATCAACTGTTATGATTTCAAAGTCTGAAACTTCGCCGTTACCGTACTCTGACATATTGCCAGAGCCACGAGAACTAACGCCTAGTTTCACACCTGATTCCAACATTGTTTTGACAAGTTGGCCCATCGGTGTTGGCAAAATTTTCATTTTGCCGTATCCATTTGGCCCGTCCATCCACATTTCTGTAATCATGTGAGACACACGGTCCAAATTAATTTTTAAATCATCTGGATGATCTACTTCTCCGAGAACTGAATAACCAGATGTAATCTGATCATTAAGAGTTTTAGTTGCCTTTGCAATTTCTTGCACAGGATAAACTCTTTCATTAGCATTTTTGATACCACCTTGTATACAGATCCCTTTCATGTACAAGTCCTTGCCTTCTTTTCCTTCGTGCAAAACCTGTATTCGGGCTTGATCGTATGTTAAGTGTTCTCTAAGATATAGCGACATTCAAATAATCTCCTAAAAAGTCAGTTGGCTTATTTGCCAGATATCGGACTTTTTGCAGATTTATCAGAACCGTCCTTAGTATCAGCCTTAGCTTCTTTTGAAAAAGACTTAGACTTATCTATTGCTGGACTGTTCTCAAAACCACCTGATTTCATATCTCCGGTAGTTGGTGCCGCACGACCCGTTTCGTCTGCTCCACCTTTTGCTATATTAGCCGTTGTTCCGCCAATTTTAGCACCACCTTTACTTGCTACTGGTGATTTTGCAGATTTGTCTGAATGATCGGCTGTGTCAGCTTTCTTTTGGATCTTGTATTCTTTTACAGTTTCCTTAGTTTCAGCTTTTGCATCTTCTTTTGAATCAGCATCTTTGCCTTCCACTCTAGCCATTTCTGGTTGAACTTCTTGTGG